TTTTAAAAATTTTTATGAAATATTACATTTTTGCGCAAAAAATGCCCCGTATCCCGCTATAAGTGAAAGGGGATGATAGTATACAGCTTAGCGTTAAGCAAAAATTGTTCTGCGGATTTTATCACAGGCTTAAAAATGCGCGTGAGGCAGCGGTAAAAGCCGGCTACCCGCCAAACGATTGCGAGCAAACAGCCGAAAAGCTGCTTGCAAGCCGAGAGGTTGCGGAATATCTGCGCAGCCTTGAGCGCGAGGCTGAAAGCGAAAATATAAGGCAGACAGCGGTAAAAGGGCTGATGAGAGTGGCATTCGGCTCGATTGGCGATGTTATTCGCCTTATAAAAAGCGACGACAGCGTTGCCTCGCACGAGCTTGAGCAGCTCGACCTTTTTAATGTATCCGAAATTAAGCAGGTAAAGGGCGGCGGCTGGGAGATTAAGCTGTTTGACAGAATCAAAGCGCTGGAGCAGCTTTGCAGGCTGTGCGAAAGCCTGCCGCAGGAGAAAAGCTGCTCGTTTTACGACGCAATAGAAAAGGGGGCGGCTGCCTTGCAGAACAGGCAAAATGACGATGAGTGAGTTTGTCCCTTTTTCAAAAAAGCAGCTTGATGTGCTTACCTGGTGGCACCCTAAAAGCGGCAGGCGCGGATATGACGCCGTTATTTGCGACGGTTCTGTACGAAGCGGCAAAACGGTGTGCATGTCAATATCCTTTGTGGCATGGAGCATTTTTTATTTTAATTCGCAGAGCTTTGCCTTTTGCGGCAAAACACTTACCACACTGCGAAGAAATGTAATTTCTCCCACACTTGCAAGCCTTAGAAAAATGGGGTTTGTATGTGATGAAAAGATAAGCAAAAGCTATATTGACATTACCTATAACGGCAGAAAAAACCGTTATTATCTGTTCGGCGGCAAGGACGAAGGCTCCGCCGCACTGGTGCAGGGCATTACGCTGGCAGGCGTAATGTTTGACGAGGTGGCTCTTATGCCCCGCAGCTTTGTAGAGCAGGCTCTTGCGCGCTGCTCGGTAAGCGGCTCAAAATTCTGGTTCAACTGCAACCCCGAAAACCCATACCACTGGTTTTACCGTGAATGGATTAAAAACGCAGAAAGCAAAAAGGCTCTTTATATCCACTTTACAATGCGCGACAACCCGTCACTTTCGCCCGAAATATTAAAACGATATGAAACGCTTTACACAGGCACCTTTTACGAGCGTTTTGTGCTTGGACGGTGGGTAGCGGCACAGGGGCTTGTCTACCCTATGTTTGACTACAACGCAAACACTGCGGTAGAAAACCCCAAGTGCGAGCGGTTTTATATCTCCTGCGATTACGGCACCGTAAACCCGGCATCGTTTGGGCTGTGGGGAAGCTGCGGCGATGTGTGGTACAGACTTAAGGAGTATTATTACAGCTCACGTCGAGAGGGTGCGCAAAAAACCGACGAGGAGTATTATGCCGAGCTTGAGCGGTTAGCAGACGGCTGCAAAATTGAGGCTGTGGTAATAGACCCGTCTGCCGCAAGCTTTATAGAGTGCATAAGGCGGCACGGCAAATTTACAGTCATTCCCGCAAAAAACGATGTTGCGGACGGCATAAGGCGTGTTGCGGATATGCTTAAATCTCGCAGGATTATTATTAATCAGAGCTGCGCAGACAGCCTTCGTGAATTTTCGCTTTACTGCTGGGACGAAACTGCCGGCAGAGATGTGCCTGTTAAGGAAAACGACCACGCAATGGACGATATCAGATATTTTGTTATGACAATTGCGGATAAGGCTTATGATGACTTTTTTGCGGTTGCGGCGGCAAGGGGCTAGGGCAAAAAGAAAGGAGGAAGGCGAAATATTATTATCAGATTTATTTAAAAAGGGCGAGCGTGTGATGTCGGTGCAGACGGCAGACAGGCAAACACACCCTTTTAACAGCATTAATTCCTATGTTCCGCTTACAGGCGGACATACCGCTTTATACGATTCTATCTGCGAGAGCGTGCCAATTGTAGCGGCGGCTGTTGATAAGATAATCAGGCTTACGGGCGGCTTTAGTGTTGAGTGTGAAACAGCACAGGCGCAAAAAAGCCTTGACAGCTTTATAGAAAATGTCAATGTCGGTGCCGCGTCGGCAGGGCTTGCCAGATTTTTGGACTGCTATTTAAAAAGCCTTTTAATATACGGCAATGCAGTGGGTGAAATTGTGCTTGATAAAAATATGCAGTCGATAGCGGGGCTTTACAATTCGCCGCTTGAAAACATCACTGTAAGGCAGGGCAAAACCCCGCTGGATTTAACCTTTTATACAGGCGGCTTGATTAATGCCGTACCTGTAAAATATCCGCAGCTTATACTTTTTTCGGCGCTCAACCCAAAGGCCGGCAGCTTTTTGGGCACTCCATTGTTAAGCGGGCTTGAATTTGTTACCTCAGTTCTGCTTAAAATTTTCAATTCAACCGCCGTAAATTTCGACAGGCTTGCAAACCTGCGCTTTGCCGTTACCTACAAGCCTAACGGAAGCACTCTTGACAGAGCATATGCAAAGGATATTGCCGCAAACATAGCCAAGGAATGGGCAGATTCGATGTCGTCAACAAAATATGGTGCAATAAAGGATTTTGTGGCTGTTGGCGATGTTGACATAAAGGTTATAGGCGCCGACAACCAAATGCTTGACACCGAGGCCCCTGTAAGGCAGATGCTTGAACAGATTATTGCAAGGCTTGGTGTGCCGCCATTTTTGCTGGGGCTTAACTGGTCGACAACCGAGCGCATGAGCAAGCAGCAGGCTGATATTTTAACCTCGGAGCTTGAAAGCTACCGCAGCCTGCTTACACCTGTAATAAGCAGAATTTGCAGTCTTTATCTGCGGCTTAACGGCTTTGCCGACGACATTAAGGTAAACTGGCGCAGCATTAATCTGCAGGACGAAATTGAGCTTGCAAAGGCAAGGCTGTATTCGGCGCAGGCGGATAAACTACAAGGAAAGGAAGCTGACAAATGAAGCAGGCAGAAATTATAAAATCGGCAAACAGCAAGGCCGACCAAAACAGCCTTGAGCTTATAAACCGCTTTTCGCGCAGGGCTTTAACCGCAGACGAGGTTTATGTGTTTTCGCTTATTCTTTGCGACAACGAAACTGACAGGGATAACGAACGCTTTACAATTGAATCGCTTAATAAGCTCAAAGAGCTGTTTGTAGGCAAAACGGGAATTTTTGACCACAACCCAAAGGGACATAACCAAACCGCCAGAATATTCAATACATACATTGAGCAGTGCGCCGAAAAAACCATCGCCGCAGGCGAGCCTTACACCTGTCTTAAGGCAGATGCCTACATGGTGAAAAGTGAAAAAACAAACGAGCTTATTCTTGAAATTGACGCCGGCATTAAAAAAGAGGTAAGCATAAGCTGCAGCGTTAAAAGGGTGCTTTGCTCTATTTGCGGCTGCGATTTAAAGCAAAAAAAGTGCGAGCACATTCCGGGGAAAAGCTATCAAACCGCAAACGGCAGACAAATTTGCTGCGGGCTTTTAACCGAGCCGTCAGACGCTTACGAGTTTTCGTTTGTGGCAATACCGGCACAGCCTAACGCAGGTGTAACAAAGGGATATGCCCAACGCTTTGAAAATGACGGCTGCATAAAATTAAGCCGTGAGGAATATGAGCGGATAAATGCGCTTGCAAGGGATGGCGAACGCTACAAAGCGGCGCTGCAGGCCGAGGTGCTAAAGCTGTGCGCAATAAATCAGCCCCATATTGATATTAAGCTGATGCAAAAGGTGACAGAGCGAATGCTCACCGATGAGCTTGAAAGCTTTAAAAAGGCGTTTGACTTAAACCAAGGCTGCTATGCGCCGCAGCTTTATAAATGTGAAAATGCTGTTCTGCCAAACGAACAGTTTAAAATTTAAGGAGGATATTTTTTATGAACAATTACGAGAACATAAAGCTTGATAAGTCAATTTACAAAACCGGCAGCTTTGCAAGCCAGCTTGAAAAGCTCGACCCATCAAAGGCGTACACCGGAACCGAGCTAGCCGGACTCGACGCTTTTCAAAGGCAATTGAAGCGTTTCGACATTAAGGTGAGCGGTGCCGGCAGCGACGCCATCGAAAAGTTTTTTGCCACAACAGACAGCGCGGCTCTTTTCCCCGAATATGTTTCGCGCGCCGTAAAGCAGGG